GAGACCGTCGCATTCCGCTGTACCGGGTGCCACGTTTAGCCTCCGTGGCAGAGGGTGATGAGTCAGGATGTCCCCTGGTTTCACCTAGTCGGTAGTCTTAGTTCTAGTTGCTTCCTGTGTCCAGCAGGCAATGCACCCTATCTCAGACTCATGGCCTACCGATTCGGTTGTTTGGGTTGGGGATTGTGTCGAGTCGACGTAGTGTTGCAGCTAGAGCACGCTGCGGGTGATTGTAACGGAAACGCCGGTGACTGAGCCAGATGCGATCGTGGCATTTGGGAACTCCAGGGAGCATGGCAGGGCCGGATCTAGGTTCCGGAAGCCCTGCGAGATGACTAAGCGGCTGGCAGTCGGGTTCGTGCCCGTGATAGTGGTGCCAACGGTGCTGTTGAAGCCATCAAACGCCCAGGCCGCACAATTGACATATGTGAGGCCGGCCCAGCTGAGCGACGTTGCATGCGTAAGGTTAGTACCTTGAAGGGACACGACGATAGTGTAGGTGCCCGATCCAGGTGGGAACGTGATGATCTTTCCGGTGGTGAAAACCACACCGAGATCCAGTCCCCCCTGACGCGTCGCGGGTGTTCCGGCGAAGAAGGAGCTGCTAGTGCCACCTGCAAACCAGTAGGCACCATAATCAGGTGACGCGATGACTGGTGAGGCGACGAGCGGCTTCTTCAGTTCCACCTCGTACGTGACCCAGAGGTCGCCAACAACTGCGTTGTCGGCCATACCCTGAGTGGCGATAAAAGTCTTCGCCATGTCGTACATGAGCGGTTCCCCGGAGGCGATGCCCGCCGTGCGCACGTAGTGCACGGCAAACGGGTTCTCCTTGGGGTCACACTCGATGGGGTGTGCCATGGTGTCGTAGGGCACGACTTCGCAGGCCCAGTACTCGTTCATCATCTCCGCCTTGTCGACGGGCGACGTGTCGGTGGCGCGGTATGTGGTTTGCATCATGACCGAGCCGAGGGCTGCGGTCGAACCATTGAACGTGCCAGACGTTGGGACGTAGTGGAACACCACGCCCTTGAACTCATATTCCTGAAAGCGAGCGGCAATAGGTGCCAACCATGGGAACGTGGCCGGAAGGCCGGGGTTGAGCGTGTAAGCGCCCTGTACGGCGAAGTTCGTGCTCCCGTTGATGGGTGCAATGAACTCGCGGTGCCTGATGATGACCGACTGGTTGGTCTTGTGCATCATGGGGATGTTGTTGGAGGCGCGCTGCACGATGCTGTTCTTCGCGACCTCGTAATCACCAGCGCCGAGCCATTTGGAGACTGCGGCGCCCAGGCCGTGACCAGTGGACGCCCCTGCTGTCGGGGCGCCAAAAAGGCCACCTACGGCGCCACCGCCGAGCGCTCCGAGGTTGCGGAGAGCCCGACCTAGTAGGCCGATTTCGTTACTCTTCTTCTTGTTGTTAGGACCCTTGCGGGCCACAACGACTACTTTACTCTTGCGAGAGATGCGCGTGCGCTTGTTGTTGGACATTCTAAACTGTGAGGTTTATTACGCCTGGTTCAACGACAATTGCGTCACGGTGGATCGCATCGAGCTCCACTGGCTCGAACGACCCCCCGTCAAAGTACCTCTCTAACTCGACCTGCTCGTCGGGCTTCAGGCCAAACGCGTAGTAGTAACTTACTCGCGCTTGCGGCGTGACATGTGCCTTCTTCAGACCTTCAATACGCTGGAACGTGGCACCACCGCGGTGCACGTGCTCTTGCATTGCAGCGGAGCTTTCAATACCATTGCGTAGAAACATCCGGTACAGTGATTCCTGGACGGGACAACCAGACGCTCCGATAGTACCACAGATGCCCACCGCGTGCAACCACTTCTTGTAGGTCGCATCATTGGGGATGGGGATCAGGCACATCGGGTCCTTACGTAGTACGGCGGAGTGGTTACGAATCATTCGCCAACCTGTCGACAGTTGCACTGGGTGCGTCTGACAAAACTCCACATGCTCAAACTCGTAGACTGGCTCTTCGGCGACCATGGCAAAGCCGTGCCGCCGGAACCATTGGTCCAAATTGCGAGTGAAGCGCGATAAATCAGCAGCTTCCATGAACACTACGCAGTCGTCACCGTTGTTGGCTAGCTCTACATCGACACCCCGACTCCGCGCGTACGCGAAGATGAGGGCACACATGATGAGGCAGTTGCCAAGGGAGGTGTTGAGATCTCCAGAGCACCGCGT